ACTGGCTATACAGGTAATTGGCAGGTTGGCGATACAATTAAAGACGCTCCTAGCGTGAGCAATGCTTTTTTTACGGGGACTGTTAATATTCAGTTTCAATGCACTGCAATTTCCACATCATTGCTGCCATCTAAGCAGATCTCTCGGGCAGAACGTGTATTTGAGCAAAACTCGCAAGTCGCTGATTGCAGTCATTTTCAAGAGCTGCAAAAGTCCAACGAAAACGGCCCTGAACATGAAATTGTATATGTCAACGAATTTGTAGAAAACGAAACCGCGCCTTCGTATTTTGGTATGTCCACGGTTGGCTTAGCCATTAAATCAAGCGGCCAAATCAACTCCGTTGATCAGCTAAGATTGTGGTCGCCCACTGGTGTCAATGTTTACCGCCTGATTGAAGGCGACAACAAACCAAGCAATTTGTTTGCGGATCTTGTTTATTACTTGCTTACTAGCAATAGCCAAGGCGTCGGCAATACAGTGCCATCTGAGCTGGTAGATGTTGATTCCTTGCGCATTGCAGCTAACTTCCAGCGTGCCAATAAGATTTTCTTTGATGGTGTCTTAGAAGATAGCGAAAGTCTTCGCTCGTTCTTGTATGACAATGCCGCATTGCAACTGTGTAATTTCACCATCAAAAACGGCAGGTTTGGCATGATGCCCGCACTGCCCTATGACAGCAGTTACGAGATCAGCCTTAGCCCGATTGCGGTTGATCAAATCTTTACCGCTGGCAACATTATCGAAGACAGCCTGCAAGTGCAATACATCGACGCAGCGCAACGGTCTAATTTCCGCGCATTGGTCAGCTGGCGCGTCACGGTAGAAAATGATCTGCCATCACAGGCTTCAGCCCTGGTCGATTGGGCGGACATTCCCGAAAGCAGCCGCGCCACAACGCAACAGTCATTTGATCTCACTGACTTCTGCACCAATCGCGCTCAGGCATTGCTTACTGCACGATTCCTGTTGAGCGTGCGCCGCCGCATTACGCATACGGTCAGCTTTAAAACGGTGCCCGATTCGCTTGGTATTCAGCCTGGTTCGTACATCCGCGTAATCACCGCAGCCACTAGCTACAACGCGGCAGCCAATGGCGCAATCCAAGACGCTGGTTCGCTAGTCAGCATTAACACAATTGACGATGGCACCTACACCGCATTGATTTACAACCCGTCTACCTCTGACGTTTCCGAAAAGCAGATCACGATCAGCGGCGGTCGGGTGACCGATTCAAGCGTTTACAACTGCCTGTTTACTTTGCTGAGCACAACGGTTAGCAAAAACGTTTACCAAGTAGAACAGCTCACACTTGATGAGGACGGACTGGTGAACGTCAGCGCTGTGGAAGTACCCGTCGACAGCTCGGGGGCTAGCATTGTGGCAAAGGACGTGCTGAACGACGCTGCTTTCCGGGTGCTTGAATAATGGCATTTCCTACGTTGCAACCCACTAGCCGGGATTTCAGCCCTGGCGACTGGCCAATCAAGCGCTTCAATTCGCAATCTGGCGCTGAAGTGCGGATTCTGTATGGCAGCCAGCGCATCAACGCAAAAATCAGTTTGGGCTACGACAACATCAGCGACGCAAACGCCCAGCTGTTTCTGGATGATTACGCCGCGCAGATTGGCACCTTACGGACATTTGACCTACCGGCTGCTGTGCGTACAGGCTGGTCAGGTAGCGCAGGCAGCATTGACGCCCCAACTGGCACGAAATGGCGCTACGAATCGGAGCCTGCAGTACGGGCAGTGCGCCCTGGTCGCAGTAGCGTTACAGTGAATATGGTGGCGGTGATCTGATGGCAAAGGTCTATACCGGACGTGATGGCCGCCTGTTGATCGACGGCACCGAACAGATCAAGGTCACCAACTGGTCAATGACTGGCAACCTTGAAACACTGGAAACCACCAGCCTTGGCGAGAGCCAACGCACCTATGTACCTGGTGTGCAGGAATTTAACGGTAGCGCCACCATCCTGTATTACAACGATGGCACTGGCCGCAATGATGCAGCAACTGCATTGCGTAAAGTGCTTCGCATAGCTGGTGTTGAAGACGCAGATACGGTAACAATGCGCCTTCGCTTGATTGAAGGCAGCACAAATCACGACGTAGCCATGACTGCATATATCACCAGCGTGAGTTTTGGTGCCAGCGTTGGCGAGGTCAGTTCAGCTCAGATCAGCTTCCAAGGCACTGGTGCGTTGACGGAGGTAACGCTGTAATGGCTGTTTACCTAGGCAATATCGGCAACATTGAACTTACGCGCAAGTCACTAGAGGGTTCTAAGCAATCGCTCGTGAACCCCGGCGACGTTAATTCAAGCCGCAAGCGTTTTAGCTTTGATTTCGACGAAGGCTATTTAATTACAGGTGATCTAGTTGAAATCAAAACAACTGATAGCACCACGCTTGATTTTATTGGTACAGATGGCTGGAACGACGCCACTGTTTATGAAAGCGGCAACTGGTACATCTTTATTGATGAAATTGGCGGTATTCGTCTGTATAACACGTTTGACGACAGCTTAGAAGGTACAAAAGAGTTAGCGGTAAGCATTGTCGATATTGCTAGAAACATTCCAATTGAAGTTGCTGTTCGTGATCGTGGCGGTAGGTTGCTGGCGTGTGTTACAGATTATGAGCTAAATACAACACGTGAGACAGTTGATGTTACCACTTTGAGCGATGAGCATCGTCAGCAGTACAGCTCACTAATTACCGGTAGCGGTCGCGTTACAGCACAGTGGGATTACGGCAACATCGGAGACGTTGAGCCTGTGCATTATTTAATGCAGCTTGTTTTGCGCACTGAAATTGGCTCAGCTTTTGGAGCTAAATTTTACATTAAAAGCCAAGACACCGCCCCTAGCGGTGGCTCATACGACGCAAGCCAGTACAACGACTCAATTTGGTGGGAGTTTGACGCCTTGGTAACCAACAGCGCTACTAGCTTCAGCCCTGGCGATATCATTGTTTCCACCATCGACTTCGTGACGACTGGTGCCATCCGTCTCAAAGCACGCACTGCTCCGCAACGTCGCTTGCTGCAAGAAGCCGGTGATCCAATTCTGCTGGAGCAAGGTGGGTACTTGCTTTTGGAAGATGATGACTGAAGCTAGACTGTCAGCAATGAGGATGTAGCCGTGGCCGATCTCCGCATCAGCGAACTAAGAAGCCTTGCCTCTGCTGATCTGGCATCAGGCGACTGGCTAGCGATTGCAGATAAATCCGCCAGTGAAAGCCGTAAGATCAGCGTCACTGAATTTATGGATAAAGCGGTCACACTGCTGACCGCTGAAACTGTCCCCAGCGGCAAAATACTGTTTGATGCCGGATCAATTCCGGGTGGTGCGCTTGTTAATGGCGCTGTAGGTGAAACGCAAATTGCCTCCGGCGGCGTCACGGCATCAAAGCTTGCCGCGAATTCCACCACGCAACTGGTCGGCAGTCTCCCTGCTACCGGGTCATACATTGGCCAGCTTGCGCTAGATACCAATACAAACAAAACATACATTTGGAATGGCAGCGCTTGGGTTGCCTTTAGGGCGGCTGGCTCGATCAACCAGTTAGTTGCCACAACAACTGGGCCAATCCAGATTTCAGTTGATACACAAGATGATGTTGCAACGCTGACCGTTAATCCCACACCAGCATCAACCGGCGGCATTTTTCTTGCCGGTCCCGCAAGCGGCGGTGGATCAATTTCTGGACGCGCAATTGTCGGGTCAGATTTGCCCACTGCTAACACTACTGATAAAGGCGCTGTTGTCGTCAACGGCAACGGTCTTGCAGTCAGTGGCGACACACTGACGATTGACAATGCAGTAACGCCTGAGTCAACTGATTACCACGTTGTTCAATATGACGCCAATGGCCTTGTCACAGATGGTCGGGTCATTACAGGCGCTGATTTACCTGTCGCCACAAGTGGCAGTCTTGGTGTTGTGTTTCCAGGCGCAGGCTTGGGTGTTGATGCTGCAGGCGAATTAGCCCACATTAACAACATTGTTTCCGGTTCGGCTGCCAAGGTTTCGTTTGATTCCGAAGGCCACATTACCGGTACATTCACGCTAGAAGAAGCTGATATTCCTGATATTCCGGCAACAAAGCTAACCAGTGGCACACTTGCAACTGCTGTGCTGCCGAACAACGGAATTGCAGGCGGAAATCTTGCAGATTATTCCGTCACACAATTTGGCGGTCCCGGTTCAACTGCAAACATCACAATCTTCCCGACTGCCGAATATATCGGTCAATTCTTCTGGGATGAATCACGCCGTGATCTTTATATCTGGAGCGGTACTTCTTGGTTGCCTGTAACCATCACATCAGGCGAGCTGGTTTTTGCTGGCACATACGACGCGGCAAACAACGAAATTGATACGCTGACCGCTGCTGGTGCTGCGGTTTCTGGCTTTACGGCAGGCGATCCATTGCCCACAGCAGATGCCGGTAATAACCAGTATTACTTTGTTGTAATCAACAGCGGTACTGGCACTGCACCTGCACCAGCTGTTGCGCTTCAAGCGCCTGATCAGATCGTTTCCAATGGCTCAACTTGGGAGTGGATTGATGTTTCTGGAACAATTGCCGGTAATACTGCCAGCAATATCACCTACAGCTCTACTGGTGGCATCAGCGCCAGTAATGTGCAAGACGCTATTACAGAGCTTGATACAGAAAAGCTTGGCAAGGCAGGCGGCACATTAACTGGCGAAGTTGTCGTTGGTAGCGGCGGTAGCATTCGTGTTGATGGTGGCAGCATTCTATTTGAAGGCTCCAGTTCTGATACTTACGAAACGACCCTTACAGTAGTTGATCCAACTGCTGACCGCACAATTACATTTCCCAATGTAACTGGCACTGTTATTACATCTGGTGATACTGGATCAGTTACTAACACAATGCTTGCCGGTAGCATTGCCTATGGCAAGCTGTCTCTAAGCAATTCAGTCGTCAATGCAGACATTGCAACGGGCGCCGCAATTGCATACAGCAAGCTGGCCTTAAGCGGAAGCATTCTCAATGCAGACATCAACGCTAGCGCGGCAATTGCTTACAGTAAATTAAATGTTGCTAATGCAATTACAAACGCAGATATTAACACTTCAGCTGCTATTGCTTACAGCAAGTTGTCGCTAACAGGCAACATTGTTAACGCAGATATTTCGGGATCAGCCGCAATCGCTGACAGCAAACTTGCCACCATCAGCACAGCTGGCAAGGTTTCAGGTGGTGCAATCACTAGCGGCACAATTGGCGGCAGCGCTGCAATCAACACAAGCGGGACCATCACAACAACTGGCATCATTACAGATGGTATTGGCAGTATCAGGCGTATCCCGCAAAATGCCAAGACTGCTGCCTATACCTTGACCGCATCAGATGTTGGTAAGCACATCAGCATTACAACTGGCGGCATCACGGTGCCAGCGTCGGTATTTAGCATTGGCGATAACGTCACTATTTTCAATAACTCCACTAGCGATCAAACAATCACGCAGGGTGGCGGCGTTACTTTAAGAGCAGGTGGCTCAACGTCAACAGGTAATCGCACACTGGCAAATTACGGTGTAGCGACAGTCCTTTGCGTTGCTGCTGACGTGTTTGTAATCACTGGTACTGGTATCACCTGATGTCTAACCAGGAAATGCTATTAGGGGGCGGGTTTAGTGCCGTCCCAGTTTTTTCCGCCACAGGTGGCACAATTACTACCGATGGGCTGTACACAATTCATACGTTTACAAGCAGCGGAACGTTTGACCTTGGGGCGCCGCCTATTGGGTTTTCAGTTGAATACCTGGTTGTTGCCGGAGGCGGTGGCGGCGTTTACGGCGGCGGCGGCGCTGGTGGCATGAGAACGGGCACTCTTTTGCTAAATTCAGGTAGCTATTCGATCACGGTTGGTGGTGGTGGTGGTAGTGGCGTTAATGGATCGGATTCAGTATTTAGTTCTATTACTTCTACTGGCGGCGGCAGCGGCGGCAGCGCCGGCACCCCTGGAGCCTCCGGTGGATCTGGCGGTGGCACTGGTTTTACTAATACCAGTCAAGGCGGTCTTGGTGTTTCAGGCCAAGGAAATAGAGGCGGTGCAGGTGCTATTTTCTCTGGAGAAGGATCAGGCGGCGGCGGCGGCGCTGGTGCTGTTGGGCAATCAGGATTATCGTCCAAATCCGGCGACGGCGGTCAAGGTCTGACTTCTGCTATTAGTGGAACGTCTTTGTATTACGCTGGCGGCGGCGGCGGCGGCAGTAATGGAGAGATTGGTATTGGCTTTGGCGGAGATGGCGGCGGTGGCAATGGTTTTTTTAGCAACCAGATTTTCAATGCAACGCCAGGCGCTGTAAACACAGGCGGAGGTGGAGGCGCATACCAATCAGGCGGCTCTGGCATTGTGGTCATTCGCTACTTAACACCGTAATGGCACATTTTGTAGAACTGGATCCAGCAGGCGTTGTATTGCGCGTTGTCGTTATCGACAATGATGCGATTAAGAACGACGCTGGTAACGAATCTGAAGCCTTGGGGATTGCGGTATGCCACCAGCTATTTGGCACCAACACAGACTGGAAGCAAACCAGCTACAACAGCAGCTTCCGCAAAAATTATGCCGGCGCTGGTTATTCGTATGACTCAGAGCGTGATGCCTTCATTGCGCCGCAACCTTTTGCCAGTTGGCATCTAGACGAGAGCACTTGTCAGTGGCAACCACCAAAGCCAATGCCTAGTGACGGGCGGGCCTACACTTGGAATGAAAGCCTGTTGCGCTGGGTCGTCATCCAATGATTTATCCCGCTTCCTACGACATCACGATCCTGCAAAACGCAACGTGGAGCGGGACATTTCGTGCAACGCAAAACCGACAAACGCTGACCAGTATCAGCATTGCCACTGGCACGCCAACCTTCCTGTGCAATTGCCATGGCTTTAGCGCTGGCGACAAGGTGGTGTTCACAGGTGGTACAACAGTGCCATGCGGTCTGACATTGAACAGCGTTTATTACGTGATCGCCACTGGGCTGACCACTGATGCATTTCAAGTGTCTGCAACCAGCGGCGGCGCGTCGATTGCAGTCAGCGGTGGCGCGCTTGGTACGTTTTACGTCGCTGAACCGCTTGATCTGAGCGGTTATACAGTTGATGCTGACATCAAAGGTTTGACTGACTTGGTGCAGGTTGCGACATTTACGCCTGCATTGACTGACGAAGACAACGGAGAATTTACGCTTACCTTGTCACCTGCAACGTCAGCTGGTATTGACGCTGGTCGGTATGGCTACGACGTATCGCTAACTCAAGGCAGTGGTGCTCGTTACTATTGGCTTACTGGGGTTGCCACCGTGCAAACCACTTATTCGCGCAATTGACCCATGGCTGACGTACAGATTGCTGTCATTGATCAGCAAAATACGCAAATTGCGTTAGCGGCACCATCTGAGACTGAAGTCACTGTTGCCGTTCCCGGTGTACAAGGTCCAGTTGGTGAGGGCGTACCAAATGGTGGCGCGACCAATGAAGTGCTGTTTAAGCAATCTGGTACTGATTACGACACTGCATGGGGCGAAATCACTAGCGCCATGATTGGCGATCTTGAGATCGTCAACGCTGATGTGGCGACCAATGCTGAAATTGCTGTCAGCAAGCTTGCTGATGGCTCCGCCCGTCAATTGCTGCAAACCGATGCAGCCGGCACTGGTGTTGAGTGGACCAGCAACGTTGATGTGCCTGGCACGCTGGATGTTACTGGCGCCACCACGCTGGATTCAACGCTGACCGTACCGCTGGGCAGTGCTGCTGCACCAACGCTGCGGTTCAGCGGGGACGCAAATTCTGGACTATATTCCCCCGGCGCAGATCAAGTAGCCATCTCGACTAATGGCACGCTGAGGATGCAGATTACCGATACTGGGAACATCGAGTTTAATTCAACTTACACCGATCCTCAAGGCGCAACCCTGGCTTTACGTCCCGGATTTCTTGCAAGTGCAGTAGGCGGTGTTG